TTTTGTTGTCACTCCCACTATAGCCCCCATGCAAGCATGGTGTGGGAGGAATACTGGGCCACTCAACCTACGCCCCCAACCAGTCCTAGTTTGCGGCACATCCTGCCTAAATCCAGGTTCCCAATACCCGGCCAAGGGCAAGGGTTGGGCTAATCCGCAGCGAGGTTATGGTCTTCATCACAAGTATCCTCTATGAGCATTTTTGTGTCCGGTTTCGGAACCGTATCTGGTACTGGTGGTGGGGCGGTTGGGTCAGGCCAGGCTGAAAGCCTGAAGCCTGTTCCACTGTTCAAGACACTGGCAACAGGGTGTAGCAATTCAATTTCATATGATACCGAAATTGCTCCACAAGAACCACCCAAATTACTCGGGCTGCCAATGGCGCAGAAGTATGCAGAGCACACCTGATTATTCTCGCCAAAGTTAGAACCAAAGTTACCAACCAGGTTGTAGGGTGTACGAGCATGTATACGACCAATATCAAACTCTAACGAGATGTCAGACACTTCAATACCGCTACTGACGGTCCGCAAGTTGGATCCATAATATGGACCCATACATGATGCGGACGATGCCATAACGTTGTTGAGGGTCTGAGCACTTGGAACTGAGTAATAATATTGGTAGTCTGAGAAGTCATACAATGCCCCCATGGAAAAGAAACCAGATTGGGTTGTTGGTGCGTATGATACATAGTTTATGATCAACTTCTTATACCGGTAATGATTAAAACTATTTGCCACACCACCCAACCATGGAAAATAGATCGGGTTCAAGCTGCCCCAGTTTGGGGCAGCAGTTGAAGTACTGGAATTGATGGTCTGCAAATACTCAGTATTGCTGACGATAAGCCCATTACTGGTGTAACGCATCTGCGGCCCGCGGCGGTTCTTGGAAAAATTCCCTGGAACCGCGTTGATGGAAGATGTTCCAATATGTTGTTTGGAAACCATAGTTTTAGTTTTGTTTTGTTTGCTCTTACTACGTTTGGACATTGTGATCGTCTTAACGGCACAACAACTGAGTGAGTGGTTTGGGTTGATAAAGCTGGCTAGGCAATATCATGGGCCCGCTCTTGGAAACTTCGTAATCAATGTTCTCAAGAGCGACCTGGGCGTCCGGTAGTAGGCCAAACGCGTAATAGAAACTTACTCGTGACTCTGGAGTGATGACATGGCAACCATAGTCGCTGTTCTTCTCCGTCTTCATCCGGTAGGTCTCCATATGTGCGCGTTGGGCTGTACTACCCCGGGCCCCTAATCCAAACCGATCGTACCACTCATGCCAGAAAGGCACACCAACGTTCAGGGCTTTACCGCCCGCTGCCACCACAGTTGTCCACACTTCCATCTCGGCTGCTGTGCTCCACCCAGAGGTGGTACACGCATCCTTGACGGTAGCTGTGAACGGGTTGCGCACCATCCTCCATCCAGACGACACGCGCACAGGCTGTGTTTGGCAGAACTCGATTCTCTCAAATTGCTCAACTGGGTCCTCAACAACAACGGTAAAACCGAGTTGGAGGAAAAACTCCTTGACAGAGGCTTGGAAGGTTGCCAGTGACTTCCTTTCCATGATAACAACACAGTCATCACCATTGTTCGAAAGTCTACCTGCGATGTCAAGTTGTGCCAGGAGACATAGTACCATGAGGCTCATGAGGAGGCAG